AGGATGTCTAGCAACATCTGGATAAGTTCTCTAAACACTTAATAAATAAAAATTATGGCAAATGTCGTTAAAGGATTACTAACAACTTACGCTTCAACTGCACAAGTTGAAGGCGGTTATTTCTTTGTTGTTTCTGGATCTGGTTATTCACCAAAACATGATACCAGTTCTTATATGTTCATCGGAAGCGTGGATGCGTGGTTAAACGATAACGATCCTCCCCCACCAACTCAAAATCAGGTTGTAGTCAAAGGTGTTTTGAAAAACATGATTGCAGCCAAGTTAATCACATCTTCAAATATGTGTCCTGTAGTACAGAGAATAGATTGGACCACAGGTACAGTTTATGATTACTACAAAGATTATGAAGATATGTTTACTCGTGATGAGTACAAAAAACTAACAAAGCTATTCTATGTTAGGAATCGTTTTGACCAGATATTTAAATGTTTGTATAATAATAATGGCGGTCAATCAACTGTCGAACCTATTCTGCAACCAGGTACCACACAACCTGGCCAAACATTGATACTTTCAGACGGATACAAATGGATTTATGTTACCACCATCGACAAAGGTCTGAAGAAAAACTTTTTTGATGATTCATGGATGCCTTTGACCGTAGGACAAGCTAGAGCAGACTCCACAAAACCTGCTGGGCTCGGTGAAGTAAATGCAATCAATGTTTCCACAAGAGGCAATAACTATACAAATGGTACGGATACGACAATCGTAACAATAACTGGTGATGGCCGTGGTGCGAAAGCCTACGCTAATGTTTACAACAGACAAATACAAGATATTATTGTTACAGAGCCAGGAAATAATTACACTTACGCAACCGTAACTGTTACAGTTCCAGCTGGATATCCTGGTGCAAATGCGGTGGCCATTCCTATAGTTTCTCCTGTAGGTGGCCACGGATCTGATCCTATATCCGAATTAGGATGTGACCGTTTGATGATTTCTGTTGAACTAAACGGTGCTGAAGGTGGTAAGATACCTACGGATATATCATTTAGACAAGTAGGAATAGTGGTCAATCCACAATTAAAGACAGGAGCTATTCCTACAGGCACAATATATAATACAACAGATTTATGTTATGTGACCTTTGGTACTGGATCATATCAATCTGGAGAACAAGTATATCAAGGTGCCAATCTGAATTCTGCATCTTTTATTGGCAAAGTCTGTTCTTGGGACTCGTCAAACAATATATTACACCTAATAAATACACAAGGTACACATACATTAGGTGAAGCAATTATAGGTGCAACATCAGGTACAACCAGAGTATCTGTACAGTATGATGAAAGTGAGATAGCAATAGGATCTGGATATTTAATGTATGTAGAAAATAGAAGTCCTGTGCAAAGATCACCAAATGGAAATGAACAACTCAGACTCGTTTTAAGTTTTTAAGGTAAATAAATGAAAAATTACAATGTAGAACCTTACTATGACGATTACGATCCTAATAAAAATTATCATAGGATTCTATTCAAACCTGGTGTCGCAGTTCAAGCAAGAGAGTTAACACAATCTCAAACCATTCTTCAGAATCAAATTTCTAAGTTTGCTTCTGCAATTTATTCACAAAATACTCCTGTTACCGGTGGTAAAATTACCACAAATCTTCTTTGTGAATATATCAAACTCAACCAGTTTATTGAAGGTTCTTCAATTGTTCTTGATCAGTTTTTAGGCAAAACTATTACTGATGATACAGGAACAATTTCTGCAAAAGTCATCACATATGCAGAAGCTACAGGAAATGCTATAACTCCTGGTGATCCACCAACTCTTATTGTATCATATACTTCAGGCGGCAAATTCTCAGATGGAATGAATGTCCGTATTACCTATGGTGGACTGTCAACTACAGCACCATTGGCTACAACAATTGGTACAACCGGAGGAACAACATCTGTTGGAAAATCATCCGTAGCATCTATTTCAGAAGGTGTTTTTTATGTTGTCAATGGTTACAATGATGTAACAAATGATGATGGAACAACTTCAAAATACCAAATTGGTAACTTCGTTAATGTACAATCTCAAACAATCATACTCGAAAAGTATGATAATACACCTTCTTATCGTGTCGGTCTGAGTATTGTAGAAAACACCATTTCGAGTTCAGACGATATTTCTCTGTTAGATCCAGCTTCTGGTTATTCTAATTATCAAGCACCAGGCGCAGAACGTTATCAAATTAATTTAGAATTAATAGCAATTGCATTAACACCAGGTAATGATGATAATTTTATCGAATTAATGCGTATTGAAGATGGCAAAATACTTAAACAAACTGATAGTACCGTATATTCTGCTATCGATGATTACTTTGCTAAACGTGATTATGAATCAAATGGTGACTATGTTGTAGAAGATTTTAAAATTATTCCAGAACCAAATGAAGATGGTGATGGTTCAAAATATGATCTCACAGTAAGTAAAGGTATTGCTTATGTTCGTGGATATCGTATTGAAAATCAATCTCAACTCAGAATCGTTGGTGATCGTGCAAGAGACACCAAAACTGTAGACCCAGCTTCTATTTTTATTGATTACGGTAGTTATTTCGTTGTTGATAATGCAAACAATATGTTTAATTCAACACAGATGGAATTTGTTGATTTACATTGTGTCTAGGACGATCAACTTAATGAGTCAAATGAGGCCGGTTATAAGTCTACTTTAATTGGTAAATGTTTAATCAGATCATTTGATTTTGTGTCTGGTACAGGCTCAAATACAGCAAACTATACATTTAATGCTCACGTATCAGACATTAATATGTACACGATGACTGGTGTTGCCAATACAGCCACAACCACAACTTTACAAATTTTAGATGCCGCAAGTAAATTTTCAACTATTGATGATTCTTATGTTGGTGTTAAAATTGTAATTACAGGTGGAACAAATTCTGGAGATTACAGATATGTTACTGCCTACAATGGTACAACAAAAACATTTACAGTAGATTCTATATGGAACATTACTCCAGACAATACAAGCACTTTTGCTTTAGATTTTCAAACAAAAGAAATAGAATCTCTCGTTCAAGTTAATACATCCAATTGGGATTTAACAAGTTGGGCAAATATTAGTCCTGACGGAAAAGTTGAAGGAACTAGTGACACAGTATTTGAAGCTGCTGATGCACCAGAATTAATTTTTAAAGTTGGTTTTGATTACACAGCCAATGTAAATGATTCTTCATACTATACAACACAAATATTCAGAAACGTTGGTTTTTCTCCAGTAAGTAATAATTTCACAATTACTACCACATCACCATTGCAGTTCCACGGAACTTTAAATACTCCAATCTATGGTGACACATTTAAACAACTCTTTACTGTTGTTAATCGTTCTACTGGTGAAATCCTTCCATTCAATACAACTGCAAATAGCGTAACATTAACATCGTCTACAAGTGCGGTGTTTACTTCTGCTGCTTATGCAAACATCACTTATGGCATAGATGTTTACGCATCTATTTTTGTATCAAACGGAAATAATACAAACGTTGTATTAAAGAACAAAGATTTAATACAAGGTAATACAACTCATGCTGGTTCTGCATTTACAACTGTTGTTGCCAACACTCTAGTTGATTTAGAGAGCGCTCAAGTTCTCATTAAGAATGCTGGTATTACAACAACTCCTATGAGTTTGTATGTTAATGACGTTAAAAAGATTAAAGCAGTATTGGATGTTGGTTCTGCAACTCCTAACACAGCAGTATCTTTGGCCAATTATACAAATATTACAACATCTTTCATATTAGATAATGGTCAAAGAGATAGTTATTATGACCATGCAACATTAAAGATGCAGCCTGGTGTTACTAAACCAAAAGGTAATATTCTTGTTATTTTTGATTATTACAAACATTCAGGTGGTGATGGATACTTTAGTGTTAATTCATATCTAAATTCTGCTTTACCAGAATCTTATCCAGAAATACCAAGATATGTTGCAAAGAATAGTCGAATCTACGATCTAAAAGATTGCTTAGATTTTAGACCTTGCCGTACAAATGTACAGACAAACTTTGTTTGGGAATATAAAACAATAACAAATCCAAACAATGTTAATATTAAAGGCGTATTGATTCCCAACGCATTGACAAACTATCAATGTAATTATTCTTATTATCTTGGTAGAAAAGATAAACTTGTTCTCACCAAAGATAGTAAATTCTTGTTAATTAAAGGAACACCTTCCTTAAATCCATTGTTGCCTGCAGAACCAGATGGTGCGTTAGTTTTGGCCAACATTACGTATGATCCTTATACTGCGTATGTACCAAATGAAGGACCAAATTATGTTCCAGGTCAAGGTCGTTTTGGTATCGTATTGAGAACGGCTCCATCAAATATCTCTATCAACAAAATACTACACAAGCGTTGGGCAAAAGAAGATATTACAAGACTACAAAATCAGGTTGATAATCTCGAATACTATACTTCATTGAGTATTCTAGAATCAAATGCACAAGCATTACAGATTCCTGATGAAAACGGTTTGAACAGATTTAAAAATGGTATTCTTGTTGATGACTTTTCAACATTTGGTACAGCAGATAGTACTGCAAAGAACTTCTCTGCAAGCATCAACATTCGTAAGAAACAAATGGCACCATTAAATTATGTTGATAAATTTGCATTACAAGATCCATCAACATTAAATTCATTTGGTACAGTAAAGAAAACTAACAATTATGCAGTACACAGTATGGCCGGCGGCCGTACAAACGTGTACACATTGCCATATACACAGAGAAGTTTAATTAAACAACAATTGGCAAGTGGTGCAATTAGTTGTAACCCATTTGATGTTGCAATTTACGAAGGTGTGATGACACTAAATCCACCGATGGACAATTGGGTTAACACGAATCAACCACCACAGATCACAATTGCAAATCCAAATATGCAATTTGAGCAACAGTATGGTGGTGTAAACCTATTAAATGCTGGTGACTGGCAATCTGTTATAGGAACGACTGCTTCTGTAAATGAGTCCAAGAAAGCTATCGAAGATTCATATGTAAAACAAACAGCAGGATTGATGGCAGCCGATGCTTCCTCATCAGCAGCAGAAGGTTTATCACAAAACAAAGGTTATATTACTAATAACGCAGTTCTTCCACATATTCAGCCACAAGAGATTATTGTTCGTGCAAAAGGCATGAAGATTAATACTCCAGTTTCTTGCTGGTTTGATGGTTATAATGTAGATTCTTACATGACACTGCCAAACACCATTGAGTTGATCAATGTTACTGGTAAATTCTTTGAAGATGACATAGTTGGTGTATATGATGATAATGCAGATCAGTTTTTCCCAATCTGTCGTGTTGCAGGTGTTTACAAATATCCAAATGGCACAAGTGTTCGTTTGTATGTTGGAGAGATAGTAAATCCTCCTGAGTATGTAACATCTGATCAACTCATCAACGCTACTTTTGATGTCAATGGCACATATATCAATTCTACCGCAAAAGGTACAATTGTTTTTGAAAATGGAAACTTCACCTCAACACACAGTTCAGGAACAGTTGCAGGTGTTGGAGGAACATTTACTTCTTCTGTATCTGCTGTTGCACAAAATATATTTAAGACTGCAAATCTAAATGGTAA